GAAAATAAACATGATGTAAAAGTTGACGAAGTAAAAGACCTGACTGACGACGAGTTAAAATCGGAGTTAGAAAAACTTGGCATTAATCACTAATCGTAAAAAACTAGAGTTAATAAAAGAAAACTCTATAAGAAATGCCCGTAAAGACTTTTTATTGTTTAGAAAATTAATAAACCCGAAAGACAAGTGGGGTTGGTGGCAAGAAGAAGTTGCCCATGAACTACAAAAGTTTTTTGATGATTTAATGGCTGGCAAGCGGCCTAAATTAGTCATCCAAGCACCACCGCAGCACGGAAAGTCAGTTCAGGTTATTGATTTTATAGCGTGGTTGGCAGGTAAAAACCCTGATTTAAGGACGATTTATACATCATTTAGCGAGCGTTTGGGGGTGCGGGCAAACCTTCGCTTACAGCGACTTTATGACTCGAAAATATATCAAGAGATATTCCCCATCACAAAAATAAACCAAAGCAATGCTGTTACAATCAGTGGACAGTTTTTAAGAAATCGTGAGATTTTAGAATATTGTGATAATGATGGATATTTTAGAAATACAACTGTTGGCGGCTCAATCACTGGTGAAGGGTTAGATTTAGGCGTTATTGATGACCCGTTAAAAGGTCGCAAAGAAGCCAACTCGATAACTATTCGTGATGGTGTTTGGGATTGGTTTACCGATGACTTCTTTACTCGGTTTAGTGAAGATGCCGCGCTGCTTTGTATTCTTACTCGCTGGCACATAGACGACCCTATTGGCCGACTCATTGAAAAATATCCAGACGTTAAAGTTTTAAGCTATCCAGCCATTGCAGTTAAAGACGAAAAGCACAGAAAAGAAGGCGAGGCTCTTTTCCCTGAGCATAAGTCTGTTGAGTTTTTGCTAGAGCGTAAACAGTTGATGGACACAACATCGTGGCTTTCGTTATACCAACAGACCCCGATTATTGTCGGTGGTGACATTATTCGCGGTGAGTGGTTTGTTCGTTACGACATATTACCAGTCATTAAATACCGAAAAATCTACGCAGATACAGCACAAAAAACAAAAGAGCAGAATGATTACTCTGTCTTTGAGTGCTGGGGCTATGGCGAAGATTCAAAAATATACCTGTTAGATTTGATTCGCTCAAAGTGGGAAGCTCCTGAGCTAAAAGAGCGTGCGATTGCGTTTTGGAATAAGCATAAAGCCGTTGAAGGTCTTGGTGCATTACGCGAGATGGTCATTGAGGACAAAGCAAGCGGTACAGGGTTGATCCAAAGTATCAAGCATGACGGCAAAATACCAGTTAAGGCTCAACAGCGAAACATCGACAAATTAACCCGCGTGCAGGACGTTACACCATACATCAAGTCGGGCTATGTCAACGTCCCAAGCAATGCCGCATACATTAACGATTTTATTGCAGAGTGCGAGGCGTTTACAGCAGACAACGCCCACGACCACGACGACCAAATAGACCCTATGTGCGATGCAATTAACGATATGTTGTCGCACAAAAACGAACCGAAAGTGAGATTTTTATAATGTCGAAATGGTGGCAATTCTGGAAAAAAGAGGAGAAATCTTCTAATGCCATACGTTCGATCATGCAAAGAAACTCGGCTACTTGGTCGGCGCGTGAATTCGTGGCATTTGCTACTGAAGGCTATCGTGATAATCCGACCGTTCGCGCTTGCATCATGGCAAAGCAAAAGGCCGCTATTGAATGCCCGATTATTTTGGTTAACGAAAAAGGCGAAGCAGTAGAGAATCACCAGATTTTAGCATTGCTGAATAAGCCAAACCCCATGCAGTCATGGGAAAAGTTTTTAACTCAGATGATCGGATCACACGACATTGCGGGCGAAGGCGATGTATTAAAAATTGGCATTGGTCAAAGCGTTGAGTTGTGGCCGCTGCGTCCAGACTGGCTTGAGATTACGACTTTTAGCATGGGCTTGCCTGTCACTTGCTCTTATACGCCGTCCGACACTTACGAAGAATCCACGGTAAAGCAATACCAGTTTTCCGAGCTAATGATTTGGGCGGAATACAATCCACTGTTTAGATGGCGCGGTCTTAGTCCTCTTTATTCAGCGGCCTACAGCATTGACACGCTAAACGAGTACGCAAAATCTAATAAAGCCATGCTCGAAAACGGCATGACTCCAAGCGGTGTGCTGTGGACGGATAGCGAAGTTAGCGACACATCGTTCAACCGCCTACAAGAACAGTTTAATGGCAAATACGCAGGAGCTAAAAACTCAGGCAAGCCGATGATTTTGGATGGTGGTTTGAAGTGGCAGGGCATGAGCTTTACACCAAGAGAAATGGAATTTGTTAGCGGTAAGCGTTTAAGTCAGCTTGATGTGTGCCAAGTTTTAAGAGTACCTCCGCAAATTATCGGTATTGAAGGTAGTCAGACGTTCGCTAATTACGAACAAGCAAGAGCCGCATTTTATGAGGATGAAGTTATCCCAATGGTTAACGGCTTACTGTCTGAACTGCTTGGCTTCTTGCGTAAAGATTTCAAACTGCCGCCAACTTATAAGCTCATTGTCGATACTGACGGCATCACGGCATTAGAGCCGAGACGCGCTGAACGCAACAAAGTTATTGATAGCTTAACATCGCTCAAAGTTGACGAAAAACGCGCAGCAATGGGTTATCAATCGACAGAAGGCGGTGACGTTATCCTAGTCGATAGCAACAAAATCCCGTTAGACATGGCAGGCGCAGACATTCCGCCACTTGCACCATAAATCAGGTTAAACCATGACCATTAAGCGTATTGATAAGCTCAAGTACGCTCGCAAGGTCTTATTGGCTCAAGACAAAATCTCAACTAAGTATTTCCGTAAAATCAAAGCAGAGCTAACGATTGTTGGCGATGCGCTGGCTAAGTCTTATTTAGACAATGGCAACGACAGCAAGTTTCAGGGCGTTAAGCAAGACCACGAAAAACGCCTGGTTGTTATCTTGACCGAGCTTTCAAGAGTCACAAATCAGACATTCCGAAGCATTGGAATTATTAGTATCAAGTCGGTTTTTGATACTCAAGATACAGCTATCGAGTCGCAAATTTTAGGCGTGTTAGCTGCTAACGTGCTGACAATATCAGCCGAAATAGCAGACACGACAATCGCCAGTGCGTCGGCAGTCATTATTCAACAGATGACGCTCAGTAATACGTCAGAGCAATACATCACGTCGAACACCATAGCGAAGGCCATAGCGAACAAGATAGGCGGCAATAACGCTAAATCTCGCGCTATGACAATCGCACGAACTGAAACGCACAAAGCGGCCAATGTCTCGCAGTTCACACGCGCAGAGATGGCAGCGACAGATAGTGGTCTTGATGTGCAAATCGAATGGATTAGCACGAATGACGGCAGGGTTAGAGACCCTCACCGAAATGTTAACGGCGGCAAGACAATAGCAATGGGTGAGTCGTTCAATATCAACGGTACAAAAATGAAATATCCGAGCGACCCAAGTGGCGGCGCGGCAAATGTTATCAACTGCCGATGCGTGCTTGGCTATCACGTTCCAGAGGAATAATTAATGAACTTGAAATTTACTAAGCCTATTGAAATTAAGTCAATCGACGAAAAAGGCTCTTTTACTGGCTATGCCGCAACCTTCGGAAACATTGACCTTGGTGATGATGTAATTATAAAAGGCGCGTTTTCCGAGTGGCTATCGTCAATTGGTGATGATCTTCCTTCTGTTTGTTGGCAGCATCAAATGCACAACCCAATTGGCATTACAACCAAGATGTATGAAGACGATTATGGGCTGTATGTGGAAGGCTTATTAACACTAGGCGTTAAGCAAGCCGACGATGCGCGATTGTTGTCAAAAAGCGGCGCGGTCAAAGGATTGTCAATTGGCTATCGAATACATGACAGAGAGTATGACAACGAAGGCATTCGTTTGTTAAAAAAACTTTCTTTAGATGAGTATAGTTTTGTCACGAAAGGCATGAACGAATTAGCAAGGTTTGGCAATGTGAAAACAGCCGAATTTAGCAGTATCAAAGAGTGCGAAATCTACTTGCGCGATGTTTGTGGATTAAGTCGAAGTGAGTCAAAAACATTAATAGCGAAGATTAAAGGCGTGCGCGATGCAGAGCCTGAAATGAGTGAATTAATGCAGTCGTTAAAAAACTTTCAACAAACTTTAGCAGGTTAAAAGCTATGGAAAATTTCGCAGAAGTAAAGAAGTTGGTCGATGATTTGGGCAAAAGCGTCCATGACATGCGCGAAGCCAATGAACAGAAGATGGCAGAACTTGCCAAAAATAATGGCGTTGCTGAGTTAAAAGAAGCTCAAGCAAAGTTAGACGCTCAGGTTGCTGATGCAATCAAAGGTTTGACTGATTTGCAACGTCAAAATGCTTTAGGTGCAGACAATCAGAAGTCAAATGATGATGTTGCCCCTGAAATCAAGGCCGCCTTTAGTCACTTGGTGCGTCGTGGCGAAGGTGGCTTAGATGCTAAGTCATTATCCAGCCTGACCAATCCCGATGGTGGTTATT